TTAGAAAATAACAGCGGATATATCGTATCTGAAAATCAAGACAAATTACAACAGGAATCTTAATGCGCTGTTTATATTATAATTATAATAATTAACAAATATATATATGAACTCAAAAGAAACTTTATTAAAGGTTAAAACTTTACTAGGTCTAGAGGTTCAGCTTGAAGAGAGAAAGCTTGAAAATGGCACTCGATTCGAAGCTGATAGCTTTGAAGCTGGTAAAGAGGTTTTTATCATAACCGATGAAGACCAAAGAATTGCTGTTCCCGTTGGAGAGTATTTACTCGATGATGGAATGATGCTAATTGTTGAAGAAGAAGGTATCATCGCTGGTATGACTGAATCTGAAGAAGAGGTTGTTTCAGAAACAGTTGAGGCCCCTGTGGTTGAGGAAGTTGAAGCGGCGGAAGTTGCTGATATTGAAGACTGGAGAGGATTGGAACTTAGAGTGAAAAACCTCGAAGATGCCATTTCTGATTTAAAAGCAGACAAAGAAAACAAGGTTGAAGCATCTGACGATGGAGGCTTAAAAACTAGAACAGTTACTGAAAAATTTTCAGCAAATTCTAAAGCTATTAAGCACAACCCAGAATCTAAAAGCGAGGTTAAACTAAATAACTACGCTCAAAACAGACCAATGAATACTCAGGACAGAGTATTTGCAAAATTATTTAATAACAACTAATACTTAAAAATTAAAATTATGTCAAAAAGAACAGATTTAGCAACGACTGTTACAATTGCGAGCACATATTCTGGGGAATTTTCAGGGAGATACATCAGTGCAGCTCTTCTTACAGCAAAAACAATCGATTCTGGCGGAGTTACAGTTTTGCCAAATATCAAATACAAACAAGTTATTCAGAAAGTGGAAACGGGCGATTTAATTGCAGACGGTTCATGTGACTTTACTGCAAACTCTAGTGTTACTTTATCAGAGGTAATTCTTCAACCGGAAGAATTTCAGGTAAATCTTCAACTTTGCAAAAGTGACTTCATCAATACTTGGGATGCGATTTCCATGGGCTATAGTGCCTTTAATAATAATGGGTTACCTACTTCATTTTCAGACTATTTAATTGGTTATGTAGCTGCAAAAGTTAGTGGCCAGAATGAAATTAATTTATGGACAGGGAATTTGGGCGGAGCGCAAGCTGGCGAATATGACGGGCTGGAAACATTGGCAGCAGCTGATGGTACTGTAATTGCTGGACCAACACACGCAGCTATTACAAGTTTAAATGTAATTGAAAAATTACAGGGCATTGTTGATGTAATTCCTAATGCCGTTTATGGTAAGGAAGATCTAAAATTATATGTTTCAACGAAAGTGCAAAAAGCATATATAACTAGTTTGGGAGGGTTTGCAGTTCAGGCCACTTCAAATGCTGGTGTAGATAATAAAGGGACAACTTGGTACGCTGGCCAGGATTTATCGTTTGGTGGAATTCCTATTTTTGTGGCACCCGGAATGACAGACGATACTATAATTGCAGCTGAAACTAGCAATCTGTTTTTTGGACTTGGGCTATTAAATGACTATAATGAAGTCCGCACATTGGACATGACTCCGATGGACGGTTCACAAAATGTTCGTGTAATTATGAGATTTACCGCAGCCGCACAAATCGGAATTGGGTCAAATGTGGTCTACTATGCAGCTTAATACAGCAGCAGTAAAACGCATTGTTACTATAATAATTATTTAATACTAATCAACTCAAAGGGTATCTGGTTTTAACTTGATACCCAAAGAGTTATAAAAAATAAAACTAATGGCATGTGACATCACAGCTGGAAGACTCGAACCGTGCAAAGACTCGGTGGGGGGCATCACAGCAATATATATCGGCGGAGCTTATACCTCCGGTTTATTAAACGCTCCATCAGATGGAGGAGTTACAATAACAGGAGACGAAATAACAGGTTTTAATGCACCACTTACTTTTTATAAGTACGATCTAAAGGGAGCAAATTCATTTGATCAAACTAATGAAAATTCGAGAGAAAACGGAACGAGTTTCTGGAATCAAGCGGGAACTGTAGTTTTAAAGAAACAAGATAAAGCAACTACAGCTCAGCTGAAACTTTTAAGTTACGGCAGGCCTCAAATTATTATCGAGGATTTCAACGGAAATTTTTACCTAGCGGGAATTGAAAATGGAGTAGAAGTAACCGTAAATACTGCGACTGGAAGTGGAATGGGTGACCTAAACGGCTATAATTTAACATTAGCGGGTACTGAAAAATCGCCAGCCAATTTCATTATTGCGAGTATAATCGGAGATACTACGAATACTGTCATCGTATTAGGTACATAACTATCTATTTTTTTAATAAATCAGAGGCATAACTTTACGTTTTGCCTTTTTTTTTAAAACAGTTTTAAGGTTTTGGTGTTTATATTAAAATACTATAATGATTATACTAACAACTAGTGCAACCGCACAGCAATTAAAGTTTATTCCACGAGAATATGCGGCCTCTAGTATTCAAATAGTAGATCAAGACACAAATACACCGGTTGATTATACCGGTTTAACATTTATAACGGATAAATACTACCTAAAAGGTGACGTAATATTTACACCCTTACTAGTTGAAGGAAGATTTTACACCCTTAAAGTGCTTAACGGCGCTAGTGTTGTTTATAGAGATATGATTTTCTGTACAGATCAAGCGGTTAGTACTTATACAATTAATAAAGATGTTTACATTAAAAACGTAACCACTAATCAATATGTCGTAATATGAGCGAAATTTTTGTAACAAATCTTGCAGCCTACACATCCCCGGAAGTAGTAGAGTTAAAAAATAAGGACTGGGTTCAATACGGAGAAAGCAATCAATATTTTAACTATATCATTGAGGTAAATAATAACTCTACAACTTGTCGAGCTATTTGCACTGGTACAGCTAATATGATATACGGTAAAGGACTTGCAGCACATGATGGAGACAGAAGAGTTGAGCAATACGCTCAAATGATGTCGCTATTTAAAAAGAAAGATTTAAGAAGATTTATAAACGATTACAAAATATTAGGAATGGCAGCATTTCAAATAGTTTATGAAGCTGGTAGAGTAACACAGGTACACCACTTTCCAATGGAGACCTTAAGAGCAGAAAAGTGCTCAGAGGTCGGAGATATTGAAGGGTGGTATTACTCTAATCATTGGAGCAACTTAAAACCAAACGAAAAACCGGATAGAATTCCAGCTTTTGGATTTGGTAGCGGCAACGAGACTGAAATGTATGTTTTAAAGCCTTATGAGGCTGGTAAGTATTATTACTCCGAACCAGATTGGTCATCCGCTATGCCATATGCTGTTTTGGAAGACGAAATTGCCGATTATCTTATAAATGACTGTATTAATGGTTTCTCGGGCACGAAAGTTGTGAATTTCAACAATGGTGTACCAGACCCCGACAAAATGCAATCCATAAAAAATGATGTATTACAAAAGTTAACTGGTAGTAGAGGAGAAAAGACAATTGTTGCGTTTAACTCAAACGCAGAATCTAAAACGACCATAGACGATATACCGCTAAATAATGCTCCGGAGCACTACTCCTATTTAGCGGATGAATGTTTTAAAAAGTTAATTGTTGGCCATAGAGTGACCTCTCCGATGCTATTGGGTATTAGAGAGGGAAATGATGGGATGGGCAACAATGCAGATGAAATTAAAGTAGCAACGCAGCTTTTTGATTCAGTCGTAATTCAAAATTTTCAAGATCAAGTTATTGAGTGTATAGACGAAATTTTGTCTGTAAACGATATAGCTTTGGATCTTTATTTTAAAACGCTTAAGCCTATTGAGTTTAGCGATATAGATATTGTAAATGAAGAAATTATTGAAGAAGAGACAGGCTACGAATTAGGGCTTAAAAAAATAGATGGTATAGAAGCCTATAAAACTATTGAAGAAGCTGAAGCAAAAGCCTTAGAACAAGGGTGTAAGGGACATCACGAACATGAAATGGATGGAGAGGTTTGGTACATGCCGTGTGAGTCTCACGAG